ATATTTTTTGGTAGAAACGACAATCCGCTAACTGCTGCTTGATAAGCATTTATTACTGTACCATCCTGTAGAGTGGCATTTGATGGTGTCGAGTTAGCTAATACAGTACCCGTTGCATATTTTGTTGACACCAGCGTACCAGTAACTTTATTACCGTTAACATAACCCGTTTTGCCACTTGATATATCTGCTGCGACTGCATTTGCATCTGCCGTGTCCACTACACTCGCCTTGCCAGTCACACCAAATATTGTTTTACCCTTAAGTATATTTGATGTTAATAGGTTAGCATCCCCCTTAATTGTTTGCGCACCACTTAAGTACTGTCCAGCTGCTATTGTCTGATCTGTTGTGCCAGGTGTATAAGTGGCTGCAGCCTTACTTACTATTGTACCAGTTACTTTACTTCCATTCACATAAGCAGTAACGCCACTTAGTATTTGTGAGGCTGTTGCAGTGGCATCGGAAGTGAATGTTCCTAAAATACCACCCACAGTTGTTCCAGCTTTAATCACTGATGCAATTAATCCAGTAATTGCAGCCTTAACCTTACCTAACCCGTTATGGTATCCCGCTGGTATCGTGTATTCTGCTCCTTCAGATATTAAATTCTGCGTACCTATGCTGCCATGATTAACCACTATACCTGTAATCTCATCGCCGTCCTCATTTACGAAGGTCTTAGGTGCTAGTACATCACTCGCTGTAACGGTGCCTCCTCCACCTGCACTAGCCTTGATAAAAAAACAGTCACCCGCAAGATCGTACCATGCTGTGACTGCCGTTCCTATTTTTAGTTTTGGAGTTATAGTTGTTCCGGGTTTATAAAGTGGTTTCCCGTTTATAGTAGTTGCGACTGAATTGTTATCAGCCTTTACTATAAAATTCTTACTCCGTCCATCTTCTAGAGTAATCCCGGTTAATGTAATAGCGGTTGCCGTTCCTCCGGCTTTTTCAAACTTAGCCGTATTTCCTAGTGCAACGTCTACAGTATCCATGTTGCCATTGATAACATCTATATTTACATTATCAATCAACGGCTCGGGCTTTTGTAGCCCAAAATTACTTGTATTCTGCATTTTATCCTCCTATTCTGTTGATAATTCGTACCAAGTTAGCCCTGTAACATCACCCCATAAATGCGCTGTTAATTCGCTCCATCTGCGATATGTGTACGCAAAGGAAAAACTCAGATGTGCAGGTTTAATTTCTTCTATGGTCAATGTAAGGTCTGCCATATTGCCAGGTATTCCAAGAGTACCTACAAATTTTACTATAAAACTATTTGTTTCCGGGTGCTCTATTACCTCGACAGCTCCTCCGGAATAAGCTGCAGCCGTTTGTTTAATCATTTTCTTTGTGGTTGTACCAATGCCTCTAATCTTAGCTAATATTCTTTCCCGTCTGAAAACATCCGATTTAGTTATATCTACTTGTAATCCATAGATATCCTCATATCGGCTCAAAAGCTTAGTGGAAGTGTTAATAAAGCATTCATCCATCGTAGTGTCGAATGAAGATAACAGACCGTTTATATCAGCGGTTAAAATACCTTGTAGCTCTTGCATTGTTGTGTTCCCATCGTAAATAGGCGGTAAGTGATCAATTAATTCCATGCTATACCTCCGTCAATCCTACAGTGCCACAAATAGGCATTTCAGTGTCACTAATTATGATATTGCTTATAACACCATTTACCAGCAAGTTACTATAGTCCTCAACACCTGCAGTAGATAATAAAATACTGCCTATTTTTGCATAGCTCACGTTGTACACCTCGAAAACCGTGTCTCTTAGATACTCCGTTAATGAAGCAATAAAAGCCGTTTCTACATCCTCAATTGTCTTGGTACCATCGAGGTTTATATCCGCTGTAATGTTAATAGCTAAGGAAGACGGATTATCTACGGTAACGATTGCACCGATTGGTCTAACTGTTTCGATATAAGTATAAACTTTAGCAGGTAGGGTTATATCTATCTCCATGTTTTCATCAACTACAAGCACCTTTACGGTACCTTCTCCATCCCATAGGGGATAAACCTTAGCATCTCCGCACCCTGGCACTTCTAACGCCCAATTACGATAATCGTATTTGTTCCCGCTGGTGCCGGAACTCCTAACCTTATCAATAAATCTCGCCCTTAATGCGTCGTCTGTCTCTGTATCCTCTCCTGATGTAATAACCTCTGTTAAGTTAGCAGTTATGCCGGATACATTGTCTATATTTTCAAGCACTCCATCATATATATTGCCTATGCTGCCTATCTGCTCACAAGTAGCACTGTAGGTATTTGTAGAAAGCAATTCTGTTATGGTATAGGTAGTATCATTGAGTCCCCACCTAGTACCAATGGCAACTGGGCCAGTGGTAACAATCTCACGTACTGCATAGGTACTTCCCTTTCGAGTTATTCCTTGGTCGGTTGCTACTCTATCAAGGAATGGCCCTATAGCCGTATCGCCTGACACAAGGTCAATGAACGTATCCAAATTAAAGTACATATCAGCAATGTGAAAAGCTACAGGAGCTAATGCGTCATAAATCATGCTACCTTCTCGTTTGTCAATATCATTACTAACCCTACTAAGCATATCCTCCAATATAACTTCATACGTAAATGCTTCAAACATTATATATTCACCTCCCTTGCAATTGGAATTGATCCAAAAACGCTTATAACATCGAAGCTACATTTCATTTTGTCTCCTGATACTTTGAAATCAAAGTTATTAACCTCTTTAATGCGATCATCTGCTAGCAGGCATTCTTTAAAACGTCTCTGCAACTCGATTTGTACATATGATGGGTCTTGCCCTATTAAATCATCTAATTCAATGCCATAATTAAAGCTGTATATTGGGTACTCATACTTTTCCGTATTAAGCACCTTATATACAGCCTGCCTTACTGCCTCTGTACCATCAAGAGACCCTTGTATTTTATCTGGTAATATTTTATAGGTCCTAGATGCCTCTATGTCTTCTGAAAGCTCTAAATCAGTTGTTAGATTCATCGTTAATCACCTCCAGAATATAAAACATCTTTCCACCATGATCGCGAAGTAGTCGGACCTTCTGTCCAGTAACAAGAGAATTTTTTGAGTTACCGATTACAAGCTCTATCGGAAGGGTGAGTTTATCGCTAACTCTTATTCCTTCTTCTATTACGGTACCCGTTGTTAAGCAGCAAAGTTTTGCATTATTGATATAATTTTGGACAATAGTCTTAATCTCATTTATCATATACTCACCTCAATTGACATTTTGTGCACTGGCAGGAAATCATGCGTTACCGTTTGAACAATCAGCCACCTATCCAGACTAATATCATCTATCATACACCGTACGCTATAACCGGCACGGATATTAGTATCACCGAGGCAGTCCAGGGATAATGTCTCGGACTCTTTATTGTAAAGTCCCAGGAGTTTATCTGCTTTCGCCTTTGCTTTAGCAGCATTAGTATTTTTATCAAGGACCTCAAAATATTGCAGTAGGCCGTATTTATTTAGGCTGTTGTTATCCTTGACAACATAGGTATCTCGCTTACCGGTTTTCTCATTATCGCTTACCAGTTTGACTACATTATAGGTGCTATCATCGATGGATATCTCGTAATTATAGTCATAGCAAAGACTTTCATCACCAAGGATTAAATTCAGTCTGTAATCCTCAAGATCACGTACACATATCTTGCCGAATTCATCCCGGAGCATATACCTCTTCCCCGTATTCTCCATCGTCTCTCCAATGTCCTCGTAGATAATATCAAGCCAGGTCTTATCATCCTTCGGTTCTGTCGACAACACATACTTTGTATCTACAAACTCGCCAGCAGTAAGACCAAAATAGTTACACATCTTTTTAGCATGGCTGGTGATCGTTTCTCCTTTTGAGATTATCGTATCCTTTGTCTTGGCATACCGGAGCTGATCATAGGCAGTAACAGTGATCTCGCCTTTTGTATTCCAGCCAACTTTAAATATAACCCCATAAAATTTTATATTATCATAGATAAAGCGAACAATATTTCCATTGGTTAGTCCTGGACTATTATTGACACAAGAGAATTCCAACTTACTACAACCATCGTTAAGCCTGTCATTAAAGGATATACGACTTACTAGCTCTCCTATCTCATAGGTACCATACTCTGTTTCAATAGCTAATTCAATCTTCATTAGAACTTACCTCCTCCAGAGGAATGAGTCCTTCCGCTATCTGTAGTTCCTCCTTGATAAAGAGGTTTACGTCCTGCCCCTCTTTGCCGACCTAGACCCGCTAATAATTTATCAACTTGTTCTACACCTAGTTCATATGCTGTTTTAGTCGAGGTTGCTTTCACAGGTACCGTTTTTGTTGCTTCTCCTGTAGAAGACAAAGGAGCGGAATATTTACTGAATTCATCTTCAAATGGGATTTTTAGTTTCCATCCAACTCTAATTAATCCTGGGGTTTTAATTTTATCTTTGTTTGCATTGAAGATAATATTGCACTTAGCCCCATCACCGTACATTCTCTTTGCTATCGCCCAGAGGGTATCACCAGCCTTAACAACATAATAACCAGTACTTTTGGGATTAACAGCAGGCACAGGAGCGCTTGTCTTTTTACGGGTTATCGACTTAGTAGTGGTTAGGACGTTAATTATTTCAGTAGCTGGTCGCTTAGCAAAATCCTTATATTCAATCAACCTTATTTTTACGTAGTAATCTCCCTCTTCGCCAGCTTTTTCTATTATCGTTAGTTCTTCAATTAGTACCATGCTATTAAAGCTAGCAATGGTACCCTTTACTTTGCTGTCACTACCTGCAACGAACCTAATGGGTACTAACTTCTCCCTCCACAACTTGAATTTATTTAAGAAATATTGCGAGTCCTTAAATTTGCCATCAATAACGGAATAATGACTTTGCTTTTTCTGTAGTTCGAATTCGAATGAATATTCGCTCAACTCAAGTCCCGTAGGAATGGCTATTTTCCCCAACTTTAAGACACTATATTTCTCTACCGAAAGAGTGGATGTTACTTCTATTTCTTCTGGATTGACTGGCAGCACATCTTTTACTTTATCTTTTTCAAACCATACAGCATATCCCATCTAAAATCACCCTTCCGCACTTACTGCAATTTGCTCTCTTATTATTCTTCTAAGTTCGTTCTCAACTTCATACACATCCGCTGTCTCGTGTATATCACCAAAGGTAATCTGCACATTAGGAGCAAGTGTTGTATTGCTCATCTTATTAATATAGTCCCTCTCTGCAATATCTCTAAGATATCTAAGGTCCTCGTCTGCCATATCGACCTTGAGTTTGCCATCAGCGCCAGTTCCTTCTACAGTAAACGTGTTACTGTCATCACCAAGAACATCTTCTAAAGTCTTTTTAGATTCTCCAAAGGCATCCTTTAGCCATCCTGATACAGTAAAGTCCTTCACTTTAGCGCCTATCGCGTCCATGCCAGACATAACTTTATCTACATCCAAAGGATTTATGGTCTTGTCGATTTTAGCACCAGCTATTGTACTTTTCACTCCACTAAAGGCACCGCTTATTTTACTTGCTGCATCTCCGGCAGCCGTATCAATTGCCTTATTTACATCAGTTGCAGTTACTTCAAAATCTATTGTTTTACCACCGGTTAAACTTGCAACAGCATTGTAAGCCTTTACTGCTATACCAATGGTATCTATCCAGTTACTTAACAGCTTAATAATTCCCTTTACGCCTGCAGCTGTAATAAATACGGCTGCTTTCATGCCTGTTTCTAAGGCGTATACACCCAAATATATTGTATCTATTAGCAGATTCCAATTGTCCCTAAAGTTGTTAAAAGCTTCAGCAATAAAATTATAAGCCTCCATAATAACCCTTGCGTTTGTTAACCAACTCTCAACCCAAAAGTCTCTAAATGCTGCGCTTTTTTCCCATAGCAAAACAAATGCAGCTGCAAGCAAGGCAACTAAGGTAATAGCTAATGTAACAGGATTAGTTAAAGCAGCTATCCACTGCACAGCGGTTACACCTATCAAAGCAGTTCTGTAGACTCCCCATGCTGCTGCACCTGCTAATATTAGGTTTGTTATGGTTTCCCAATTTGAATTCATGAATTTATAGATACGTTCCATACCATTAAGGGCGATTCCTGCGAACTTTGCAGTTAAATTTAATCCTTTTATGATATCATCTGTAAAATCTTCGAAACCATCCGAATTGATAATTTTATTAACCCTTTTCATTAGGCTTTCAAATGCTCGTATACCGCCATTTTTTATCTTGTTCCATACGTTACCAAAGGTCATTGGCATCTCTGCAAATTTAGCGTTAATATCGTCACTAGCTGCAAACAGGGCTTTTTTGATGATATCCGCTGTAATTGTTCCTTCTGCGGACATTTCCTTTAACTCTCCCTTACTTTTACCTGTAAATTTAGCAATGGCATCTGCAAGCATAGGAGCGTTTTCCATGATGGACCTAAACTCATCTCCCTGGAGCTTCCCAGCAGCCATAGCCTGTGTTAATTGAAGAAGGGCGGAAGATTGTTCGGTGTTACTTGCACCAGAGACTTTAAAGGATTTCTGCAACAACTCTGTGAACCCAATAAGTTCATCATTTGACCCGAAAGTGTCGCCTGCGAGGAGACCCATTTTTGAAATCGCTCCGGCTATATCCGTATATGCACCTTTTGATCTGTCAGCAGCTGCGAAAATTTTGTTTTGTAACTCTTCTTGGGTTTGGAGGCCATCATTAATTAATTTCAACCTTGCATTGGTATTAGTATAGTTGTCAGTTATATCAGCGCCTTTTATCGCTCCAGCAACCATAGCGGCCATGCTGATAAACTTTCCTAGTCCAGAGCTGGCGGTAGAAGAAATTGGTCCAGTTGATGCCAGTTTATTATTAAGGTTTTGTGTGGCTCTACCAGCCTTATCAATCTTGCTCGCAGCACCAGAAGCCGTTGCCCCGGTGGCGTTCAATTTTGAATTAAACCTATCTGCTGTTCCACTGGCCTGCAATATCTTCTTTGCTGCATTATCGGTTCTTTTATTAATCTTATCAATACGAGAAGAATACCCATCGTTTAATATAAATGTAGCCTTAAGCGTAGACATTACCTTCTTCTACCTCCTTTCGGTTTTAATTTAGCTGCTTGTTTCTTCTCTTCCTCTGCTCTCAACTGGATACTAGCATATACAAATGCTTTTTCTCGGGTATCCATAGTAGCCAGTATTGATGGAAGTATGTGAAGTTTTTGCAAGGCAAAGTGAGCCAGATTACACTCTGCATCGCCTTGCAATATTAGTTTTTTGCCTCTTCAATATCCTCATTAATATCCTTTTCAAGCCCGCTTAACACCTGCACAGCCTGCGCTAAGTCTGCATATTCACCAACCAACAGCATCTTGTGCAGTAACGATGTTTCGCCAATAACCCCATAGGCTTTTTGTAATTCGGCATTTGATAGGTCTGGAAACACAACTGCACTTGCGGTAAGAGCAGAAACGTATTCATTACGGTTAAAGGATTCAGAGCCTTTCTTGTCTTTCTTAGTGTACAATGTAATTAACCGTTTGTTGTCTTCCTGCGTGATTGGCTTAATTACAAAGGGTACTACCTTACCGTCTTCGATAAATCTATTTGATATAACTACTTCCTGGTTTGATACTTGAACTGGGTGTAAAAATGCTTTTAATGTACTCATAAATTTTCCTCCTAATTAAAATGGGAGCCTATTAAGGCCCCCTACTCATATTTACCTAAAATTAATAGGTTTATCAAAATAACTGTTGCCTGTGATAGAATCAAATGTAAAATCTGTATCAATTGTGATTGGGTCATCCGACTGATCATCAATTGTTGCCACTGGAATCGTGTTCAGAAGAACGTTGTTAAGCGTTATATCCTGCTTTCCAATTGTGGATTGGCTATCTTCATTTATAACTTGTAATGTCAAGCCACCATAAGTTCCATTGTTTATGTATTCAATTGCTAATTTAAGCATTTCCGAGTTCATAAAATACATTGTCATGGATCCAGTTCCCTCGGCACCGATTACTTTGTGCTGTGTCATTCTGTGCCCAAGCATTTGCCGGGCTTGTACGTTCAATTCCAGTTGCGCCTTAAGACTTGATATCTCAAATAACAACCTATTTGACCCTTTAATAGTTATATAGGCCCGCCCCTCTTTGCTGGATATGGTGTCAGCTAGCCTGGTATAATTATCCGCCATAATTTTTAGTTCTCCTTTCTTAAGATAGGTTTACGGTAATATAAATCTTTTCAATGCTATCTACTGGCTGAATATGACAATCAATTACAACAGAGTCACCACTAACTCCTGCTGACACAGTAACGTCCTCAGCTACAAAATTCTGAATAGCAGATAAGGCTTGCAGTTCAAGAAAATATGTAATCAATGTAGACCTTAAGATAGACCTACCATCATCATTGTTATTAACTTTACCAACATAATTACTCTCGAAAATTTCGGTTATATCGTTGTTAATTCCATCAATAGTACGGATTACTCTGTTCTTTCTAAATACTTCGCCCTTATCCACTGTTGTAGTAGTTAAGGAATTGATATCATAAACAGCCGTAACATTCTGTGCAGAATTTACCTTAAAGATGAACTTGCCAGCTGTTATTGCTGCCTCCATCTCCGATTTAGTCATTCTTGGTACAACGTCCACAGCGCCAACGTAGCCTTGACCTGTATTAGACTTATTAACATTGGCACCTGCTGTCATACCTGCCACCCATGCCGTGGTTTGAGCTGGTGTAAGATTAGTGCCATCGGATAGTAAAACACCCATTGCCACATTGATAACCGCTTCGCTGTCTCCTACGTGCTCCGCAAGCACAGCTTGTATTTTAACACCTTCATCATCCCTCATAGCTTCAACCCATGCCTGGATAGCTGCCTGATTGGCAGCGTGTGAAGAAGCCGGATAAGGATAACATAAAGTGTTAAACTTAACTGTCTTAAGAGCTGTTAGAGCTGCCTCAATATCCTCATCATCATGCGATGCTGGCAGCTTATAGATAATGACTGTTTTAGCACCTTTTAAAGCTTCATTCACAAGGAGCTTATCACTGGCCGTAACACCTGCCGGATACTCGCTTGGATCGGTTGCGGTAATTGTATACATATTACCAATGGTGCCAACGCTCATTTCTTGTAACAATACCACGGTTCCCCTGTCTCCTGGGGTAATAGCTAAAGGGGCATTGGTAAGAAAGTTCACATATGCGCCTGGTAAAATCTTATTTTGACTGGTCCATGTACCTGCCATGTCTCACCCTTCTTTCTATAAACTTGTATTAGTTTGTTGCTGTTGCATTTTAATACCTTCTTGGATTTCAATTTCGGAGTACTTCACAGTAAAGGTTAGATGCAGTACATTATCAACTATCTGCGTACTCTTTCTAATTGCTCTAAAGTCTCCAATAAGGTCAATATTTCGCATTAGGTTAATATCCTTAGTACGGCAATCGCTTTTTATATCCTGGTCTTTTTTATCACTAAAGTAGGCTACATCAAAGTTTGCTGTTCCGTTGTTCCCCAAAATGGATTTAGCATAATCATGGGAGATTAACGAGACCAAAAAACTAGGGGTTTTAAACTTCTGTGGAACATCATCCGTATACAGGGTATATCCTGGATAAAGCATTGCAAGTTTATCAACTATTGCCTGCGTTATTTCATTTATCATGCTCTTTTCTCACCCTTTCTACTTCCTTTTCAAACTCCCGTTTCATGACCTTCTCGGTATGCGATATTGCCTTTTCTAACATAAACTGTCCTGGTACCCATCCCTTATTTACACCACCCTGTACAATGCGGTGGCCGTAATTAACATACTCGCTATAGTCAGCTGAATTCACCATTGATTTGGTGACCCCTCCGGCCTTTGCTTTTACTGCTGGGGCAGACCGCCAACTCTTCCTCATGAATCCCCCGATATGCGGACTACTAACTTTAAACGTAACTCGTTGTCCGTCCTTAGTAGTGAAATCTACTATATCGCCACCCTTACCTACTGGGGTTAGTTCTTTAGCCATCCTAACACCCTCATTTACTGACCTATTAAGGACCTTAATATCAATATCCTTAATATCCTCTAGCATTCCCTTAAGCTCTTTGCGGTACTGATCAATCGCTGCCTTATTCCTACGATAATTACTACTACTCATGCTGTCTCAACTCTTTTCACGGTATGCTGCGCACCTCCAGAGTAAGGGAACCCCTCACCTACCGTTAAAGTCACCTTATTACCGTCTCTCTGTGTTACGATAGCCGTATCACCTGCCATAATCTTATTGTTATTGCAAAAGAGCTTATGCGAGCTTACCAGGCTAGGTACTTCACTTTCGGTATTAGCTAAAGATCCAGCACTGTAATGACACTTGACATTGCTTTCGATTAACTGATCTTCTGACTTCGTGACATTGTTTACTATTACTTCATTATGGCGGTAGATATCCATACGTTCTTTCCATAATCGTTCGAATACGCTCATCGAGGCAACCTCCTAAATCTTCTTAAAGTGCTTTTATCCCTGTCAGATAGCCCGTAAATAGTTTCTTTAGAGGTTTTCTCATCGATATTATAGGTGATGGATGAATCGCCCTCTTTTATGCTCTTAACGTCAAATACGGTTGCTGTGCCGTTCTCGGCTTCATAGTTAATAACACCCTGAACCTTCCTCCTGATAAACGGCTCCAGCGAATCAGGAAGTTCGGTTAAATAACAGAAGTCCATAACTTCCTGGATAACGTCGGATATAGTGAGATTTTTCTCATCACCTGTGATATTAAGATTCTCTTTGACCTTTGATATTAACTGCTCTGTTAGCACGATATCATCTCCTTAAGAAAGGCGCTGACTAATCAGCGCCTTCCAAATTATTTTGGTTACCAGAAGCATTTTCGAGTAAGGCCAGTAAGGTTGCCTTATTTGCCTTTTTATCATATGCAATGCCTTTTTCGTCAAGCATTGCCGTGATCTGCTTATTGGTGAGCTCGGTTACACTACTTGTATCGTCGGAGCTTTTTTCATGCGCAATCACATGATCATGGAGCCGTTTAACTCTTTCTTCATATAATCCCATATCCATCCTCCTTAATTAATCTTGAACATAAACTTTACAATACGAATTTTCTTCGGATCGTATACGCGGTTCCAATTAGTTCCTGTTGCAAGTTCAGCAAGACTAGGGAATTTCTTAGATAATCCATCGGCCGGCTCAACCCATTTAACGCCACGAGGGTGTAGGATAGATAATCGTCTATTAACAAGGATGTCCTCACCGGCTAGCGATAAACCATTTCTTACAAGTTCAGTTTCTTTAATATCTTTATGGTGCCCATTACCCCAGGCTATCGCACCAGCACCAAATAAGTATCCTTCAGATGCACCAGTTGATGTATCAAACGCAATACTGTCGTCTACGATAACGCGCTTATTCATAAAGTACGGCACTCTTACAGATCCCTGTGAATCTTGTCTGTATTCTAGGAGATCATTTTTTGCAAGATGAGTTTCTGTAGCACTATGAATCATGATACCGGTTAATAAGTCTTTGGCATCTCCCATCAGCTGGTTCGCATCCAGGAAGCTTTTACCGTTAATGAGTGCCGCATCTCCAGATTTGCCGGTAATATCATAGATCTTATCTGTCATATTTGTTGCAGCAAAGATGCCGTCCATGGTCGATAATAATACCCCTTGGTATTGTCTGTTCCAGTATGCGGCAAACAAGTCGGCAATTGCCCTCATAGGGTCATCACCAGATAACATAGAAGCTAAGGCGTTTGCACCGTAGGATTTAACAAAACCTAGTTTTCGCGCCACGTCTTTATCAGATCCGATGCTACCAGGCTCTGACTCTCCATTGTCATCCATAATCTCTAAATCCCCCTCTAGGTCGTTCCAGAAAGGCATATTGGCAGTTAAGTTTGGCCCGCTCGCCAAATCATTAAATTCAGTGCTGTTTTCAGCAATTCCACTCTGAATCAGAGTGGATAATTCCATAGTTCTGTTAATCGCATATGGAGTGAATACCTCCGGTTGAATAACATCTTGTACTCTTGTAATATCAGGCATAATTACATTCTCCTATTCTTATAATTTGTATCCGGCCGCGGCGGCTAATTCCCTAGCCTGTGCCGGATTGTCTCTTAGTAACTTACCCTGCTCTGTAAGGTTAAACGAGTCCTTTGCAAAAGGATTTTTCCCTGTGCCTCCACTCCCTCCAGCAGGAGTATAATTTGTTTGCTGATTACCGGTCTTAAAGATGTGCGGAATTGATTCTTTGTATGGCTTCACGGTATCCTCAAGGCCTATCGGATTACCATCCTTATCAAAGTTAAACTTATCAACGCCACCATGCTTGTAAATGAGATAATCAGGATCAGCAACACTTTGCTCACGGAGCTTATCCTTTAGAGCGTATTCCCTTCTTGTCTTCTCACCTTCTGTCTTCAGGCCAGCTATGGTCTTCTCATGTTCCTTAATTGTGCCCTGAAGAGCCTCATTGTCAGTATTATTCTTTTTCAGATCAGTGATGGTATCATTCGCAGTTTTTAGCTGTGAATTTACATCGTTAAAATCTGCCTTAGGTACCGCGTGCTTAGGAAACTCTGCGTTAACTTCCTTTGTTAAGGCATCCGTATCAAGTACCCCATCTTTTGTGTGTTTTGCGATTAAATCTAATAGCCATTGCATATTTCATTCCTCCATAGATTTTTATTCCCGCTCTCCGGGTATTGGGATTCTGCTGTTATTCTCCAGCGGAGTAGCTGTAGTTTTACGTCATTCCGGACATAAATAAAAAGCCGTGTTTCTACGACCTTATACTTGATTTGCAAAGAACAACCTTCAAATCATATGCCTCCTTATTTATAAACATAATAAAAGCACCTACCTAAGTAAGTGCTAATAAATTTAAAACAATACTTTAATTAATTCTTTATAAAACTTATCGTCAACTTCTATTAAGCTTCTTTTTCCGTCCTTAAATAGTAGGGCAATCTGATAAGTTCCTTTGTTCTTAGCTGATAATGCTCCACCTAACATCCCAATTGGACCAAGCAAAACGCCTCCAACTGCTCCTCGAGCAATACCACTTGCTGCGGATTTTCTTATATCATCCGTTATCACTTCGAATGACTCAACCGTATTCTTGTTCAACTCCAAATTCTTAAATAACTTAACTCCAATTGCCAGCTTGCCTGCTGTGAACATAATTGGTTTTCCAGCATAATCACCAGCTAATATTTTATTTGCCATAATACGTAATCCTCCTTTACCACTATTATACCAATATTGGTAGTTAATGTAAATATAATGTCGAAAAACCACCTACCGTTATAGATAGATGGTTTACTACATAGCTAATATTAACTTATTTGCATCTTCCTCTGTGATTTCTTCATAGGATTCATATACTGGACTATCAGGGAAGAAATACTGTGACATTATTCCGGACCTCACCCAACCTCGATCTTTATCATATTTAAAACTTTTACCGCCTTCTGAACGGACAATGGTACCTCTGTGCTCACGGTCTTTTAAAACATAGTATTTCACTTGTTTTTCACCCTTTCAATGTTTTTAGGGAAAGTCAATTTGCTCGATAGCTCAATCATTTTATCTTCAATTTCTAGGTATTCCTCTGATTCATCGTCAGTAATCTTTCTCTGACGTTCATATAGTTCATGTAGCTCACCGTTTTTTAAATCAAAACTCTCCTTTGTATGATACTGCATCTCAAATACCTGTCCGTTAGGATCTTTAATAAATGTATTTATACCGTTATAAGAACTACCAACACCCCAAGTATTCTTAATCCTAACAGTATTATATCCTTCCTGTCCTAACTTATCAATAGATTGAAGCGTCTTATCTACTAAACTATCCGGATCAGTTCCTAAGGTGTATCGAACAATATCCTTGATCTCATATTCATTACCATCCGGGTTATAATTTTTTTCAATTTTCTCAAGGAAAGAGGATCTTGATTTGATACGGTATTTTAATCCTAAAATATCCATACCAGTAGATTCAGCTACTTTCTTAACATGCTCCGTGATCCCTGGCTCATTTATTAATGCCTTATTATAATAACTCATGCCCTTCGCCTGTGCTTTCAATATGCCATATTCAATGCCACCAGAGTATTTTAATTTCTGGAATTCATCAAATGTTTTCGGCAAGTAATCCTCACCCAATATATTCTTATAACGTTCATATTGAAGCTTGTCAGACTGCCGATTCTTCCATTTCTTTTCTGCTTGTATGGCTTCCGGATTACTCTCAATGAACTCTTTGTGCCACTGCTCATAATTCATATCAGCAGGTACTTCATACCCCTTTCCGGTAACTGGGTCTCGTGCAACTCTTTTCTCCTGGGTCAGATCATCGTCGTCATATGCTGGTACCGTTGTACAACGATCGAGTGAATGTAAAGGAGGCATATTCACTCCAACAACAGCCTTATCTACATCATAGGTTTTTCCATCCTTTTCCCTACATCGATCACACGTCTTGATATCCAGTGTAGCAAGCCATCGATACTTCTCAACTCCATCCTCTTTATAAGCAGCCTGCGAAGCCTGCTCCATGATAAAGGAACCTTCTGTGTGCAGGAGCCGGTACGCCTCAAACTCTTTCGTATCAAATTTCTTAGAAAACTCTTTTGTCATCGTAAGAGGATTACGTCCCTGGATCAACATCGAAGTGATGGACTCATTAAGCTGCTGTAGCATGTGCCCTTTTTGCTTCCAAAGACGAGTGGAGAAATCAGCTCCATCAAAAGGATATCGTATCAGCTCATCAATAGTAGTTGGGTTTATTTGTGCGAACTCCTGGTGAAAGCCGTGATATTGATCAATATTAAACCAAGTCTGATAATAACTATCAGCGTAAACTTCCTTCAGGAGCTCTTCCCCTTTGTATTGATATTCAACCGCATACAGTTGCTGCACCAGGGCGTCAACTTGCATTAGCATAGCTTCATATCTGGTTATCCTGGCTTTTACTGACATGTTTTCAAGCTGAAGATCATATTTACCCATATTTGCCCTTACCCGATCTATGAAGTCCTGCAGCTCACCTATTTCACTCCTGTTCAACGCTCTCATGGCATCCGCATACGTCATATTGTTTGCAAGGCTGTATCTTAAAGTGAGACCATTAATAACGTACTGAATATCTCTCTTTGCCATCTCGAAGGACTTCTTAAGACCCTTGTAATAATCATTGACTTTCTTCTCACCGGCCAGATATTTTCTTTCTTGGCGGTCTTGCCAATACTTCTCACTCTTCGGCATTATCGCTCACCTGCTCTACTTTCGCTTGGAGATCAGCTTTGTTCTGGTTGAGCATATCATCCTCCGTAGAAGCTTCTTCCTTTTCGATTTGCTTCATTTCCTTTTCAGGATCTTCTACCCATGGGTGATGCTTGACGATAGTTCTCCTGGAGATAATTCCAGAACTCTTCTGCGCGATCTCTGCAAGTTCAGAATCACTCTTAATAGCCGTTCTGGTCCACGTCTGTGTGATTGAATCTCCTTTAACCCCTAGGTACCTGCAGATAACTTTTATAAAAGTTCCGAGTGCAAGCTCAAACTCGGTTTGCATCAGCCCGGCTTTTAATTCAAGCACCGAATACATAAACTTCAGCGCTTCGCCTGATTTATCACCGTAGCTATCAGGCTGTGTATCAACGCCCTGGCCTTGCTCAAAAATAGCCTTCCTGGTAATTGTCAGCAGCTTCTCTCTTGCTTCCACTGGAATGTTAATTGTGAGGGCAGAGACTCCGGATCCCTCATCGGCATCCACTTTAATTGCCTTATACTTTTTCAGATCCTGAACAAACTCCTTCAGATCTGTACCGCCATATCCAGATAAAATAAAAATGATCTCCTGAATATCCTCGAGATCATTAACAAACCCACTGAACACTTTATCGTATGTATCTATAAGCCTCTTTATATTTACTAGATCGTCAGTGTTTATATTGTTATTAAAGAAAGGAATGAAGGGTACTGCTTCTGAATCATGACTAAACAAACTCGATAGCTCACTGCTTTGAGTGTCCTCAATAAAGGTCGTAAACATCGTGTATTCTTCTAATCCTTCATCAACTGTATCCGAAGACTTTCTTCGAAACGCTTCACACTCCTTATCAGTCCAGTACTCATAAATAATGTATTCATCGCCGTTATCATCAATATCAGGGTAAATCCTTAGTATCCCTATGAGTTTCTTCTTCAGGCTTTTAGTCCATATCGGAATTACCTGCTTGGAATCAACTACTCCATACTCAAACTCACCCTTTTCGTTCTTCCAATAATGTAACCACGCAACAGAACTGTTTGATGCATTGATGCATAGATCCTTACACATCTTGGCATATTCGTCCCCTAATACTCCCGTAATTCGTTTATTAGAAGAATCCTCCCCAACATCAAAAAGCGGTGGTGCAGTGAACATGTAGGAAGCTTTTTGGTTAACCAATAACCCGTGGAAATTTGACGGGATTCGGTTATCCGCATTACGAAGGGGGCTCTCTGCTTCTTCGCTTTCTTTTGATTTTTCCATAAAAAGAATATCATTTTTATTTTGATAATATCTCTCAGCGATTTCACTTCTCATGGCAGCTTCTGTGTGCTGCGGAGCATATTTCTTAATCAGTTTTTTAATTGCCTCTATTTCCAACTTTCTCACCTGCCTTTATTTAAGTACCTGAATACCTCCACGCTTCATATCATCCTCAAGCGCATACCTGGAAGCATCAATTGTATGGTTATCTTTATCCTCAAGCTTCGCTCTTGGTTCTCCGTCTTTATCAGTCTGATAATCAATACTTTCGAACTCCCTGGCTATGTTAGGAGTTCGCTTTGGATCAATAACAATTTCTTCAAGATCATCCAGCCATGTTTCACCATACTCAACGCTGCCCTGACCTTTCTTTGCACCCTTAAAATTACATCCGTATTCATGCTTCATTTCACTAACAGACTTCGGCTCCGCACTATCGGCAGTTGTAAGGGTCCTGTCATAACCCTTCTTTTTCAACCATTCAGCAAGTTCACGGTTAAACTTCTTAACCCCGTAAAATTCATCTGTGTAAAATATCTTTCTCCTGGTCTTATCATAGTGCAGCCTAACAAACGCCAAAGGATCAGTTGCATATCCCCAGTCATTCCCCTGCCTGATGTTATCAAATGTTCTTATCTCTTCGTCAGTAATCTCACGGAACACCAGATTACTGAACGGAACAACACCGGATCCAATAGGCTCGCCAAGAAAGATCCACCGATATTTATAGTTATCCTTCTTTTCAAGCTCCTCTGCCTCTTCAATTGTCTGCCTAGATATATGCGGATTATCTTTATATGTGCTATGATGAATAAATGTATTACCAGGTATGTTATGTGTGTTGTACTTTTTATTAACCCAACTTTGCTTTCTTTTGGGTGGATTATAGCTATAAAAAAAAGAGTAGTGCAACCCTTCAGGGAGCTCCGCTCTTAATACTGACTGCTCTATCGTAATTACTTCATCCTCGGTCTTAAACTCTGCTAGCTCTTCAATCCAAAGAATGGTCACTGGAAACTTAGCAACCTTTAGTGACTTAATTTTCTGTGGATCATCTGCCCCTCTAAAGATAATTTTATTACCTCTTGGCAGATAAGTAATCTGCAATGGAGATATATTAAATTTAAAATACTCACTAACTCCCAAGATGCTAGCAGCCTCTTTCAGCTGCTCAAATACTGACTCTGATAAGGTATTACCAACCTTTCTGACCACCAAGGCTGATACTGGATACCTAATAATATCCATAACAATTCTAAAGCCTATATGTGTACTCTTAGCACTAGCACGCCCGCCCTTAAGTACATATCTTAAATACCGATGCTCTTTTGATTCCCTCCAAAATTCATGGAAGCAGGGATTAATAATTTCAGATATTCTTAATTCCTTCATCAGACGTCATCCACAATCTTTACACCAAGGTCTCCAGATAACGTAACCTGTTCTTTAAACATTCCCAGGTGCTTGCCAAGAAGCTCCAAGGCCCTGACCTTATCACAGGTTGCAACCTCTATTCCGTTCTTACCCATCTTTATACCAGCAATAGCCTTCTGCTTATCTGGCTGAAGCTGATCTGTAGGAATTATCTTAACTGATTCCCATGTTTTCAGCTTACCTGTATCCGGATCCATAACATAGCTGCCATTTATAATCATAGGTTCATCAACCACTTTAGCGAAGTCGGAACCATTAGCAAAGGCTATAGCTGCAAGCTCTGAAAGGACCTTATCTTGGGTAATCTCCGTTCGCTTTTCCCGGTCCTTCATTCGTTGTTCAATGTATTCCGCAACCTTAGCATTTCTTAGCAATCTGTTTCCATTTACAGCTGCAGTATCATCATTCTTAATATTCTTATAAACAGCCTTATATGCTCTGGTGGCATTAAGGTCTATTAGGTATTCATCTGCAAATAACTTCTGTTTATCTGTTAACAATAATGCTCACCTCCTACATGGTAATACGACGGTCTCCAAAACCGTTCAATTGTGTTGTCTTGGATTCAAGAAAAGGAACCCGGTTAAGAGTTCCTTAGTTGATATTATGTTTATAATAATGTTATAAAATTACTGTTTGTATATTATTTAATCGCAGTCCATACGATTACAAACAAGAAATATAAACTAATAAGCAATTGAAAAGCAGTACAAATCGCAGAGAAAACAAGCAATAACAGTATGTTAAAATTCCATATTTGAATAAATAATACTGGCACAAAAAATATTAAAAATACAAAAAGCAAAAAACAAAAATATAAATAAGAAAATAATATAGTGGGAAAGTGTTCGCTATCTTTTATAATATCAGACTTTTGTCCACCATTAAATGTAAGTAAAATTGAAACTGCCGTTATCAAAAAGCCTAACAATGTTACCCAAGTATTTAACAGAAACTTCATAAACTCTTCCCACTCAATTTGATTTATATCATAGTTTATTTTTATTAAGTATATAGATAATATTTTGCATATAAAAAACGACACAACTATAGGCACGACAATGATTATAACTCTATCTATAATGCTAACTTTCATTTGCCATGCCTCCTTTATTTTTATACCTTACTAACTACATCATTATAAAACTTTCTAATTTCAAAGTACATACTTTCTGGCTTTATAGTCTTATCCTTTGTTTGAATTGATCGTGTTCTATGAACTAATTTATCATGCAATAAATCAATTGAATCACTAAGAGCACCTTGCCCGATTTTAAAACTTTTAAAATCTTCTCTACTCTCAACTAAAAGGTCCCTGATTTCATCTTTACCAAGAGGAGACTCAAAGCCATCTTTCTTCTTTGATTTCCGCCTTTTTAAAGTAAATTCTATAACATCAATATCTCGCATAACTGAAAATGGTAATGCAAATACAGAATTTTTTTTAACTATTTTATGTTGTGCTTGAGAATTATTCTTAATTGCAATACTAAATAATGATAAACTTTCTTTATCAAGTAGTTTGTCTAATGTATTTTGATCCATTTTCCCCTTGCAATAAACATGATGAATATCTTTACACTTTTCACTTAAATAAAAGGCAATTGAAGAAGGTCGTGCACCTGAAAAATTAAATTCCGCTCCCATTATACCACTTTTTGGAAATATAATGCAATGGGTAATCTCCGCAAGTGAAAAATCATTATCAGCAACATATGTGCTAATAAATTCTAAAATTCCATTTCTTTCTATAAAAGGCAATGCATCATCCCTGCATAGTACTATACGAAATTCAATAGGTTCATCTTCCTCTAGTTTATCCACTATAACAAATAATCTATCATCAAATTCAGTTTTTACCATTAATTCACTTTTATCAATTTCTTTTCTTGCTATCTTCTCCTGTAATTCTTTTATGAATGAAAATGTATCATACATAACATTTTCTTGATCAGTAAAGAGTGTTGACTTATTCCTATCTGTGTCAAAAAAATATAGTGAAATATCATAATAATAAAAACTTCGCTCTTTTTTACTATTGGCCATTATATCTCCCCCTAAAATATGTTTTCCAACATTATACACCAACTGGAAATAACATTCAACACAAAAGGGTAAAATATGACACTTTTTGCTTATATTTGGTATAATCATTATACCGAACATTTGTTCTTTTATCAATAGTACTTTTTTACTTTATTATAGCACCAATTTCGCACCAATTTTACAATTTAAAAGCACCCCGAAGGATGCTTTAATGATTGTTTATTTGTAACTATCTCTCATATTTTTCATTTGGGTTCTGCCGTGAGGTATATCACCTGTACCATCAATAATTTCTCCCTCTTTATCTCCTAATAGAGGCTTTACCCTACTCATATACCAAGTGTTTTTGCTCATAGTGGCACTCGCTTTATTTTTATAGCTATAAGGTGGAAAACGTTCCTCTTTACCTGAACGAATAACTATCCGCACACCTTCCTTATCAAAAATTTGTTCCTCTAACTCCGATGCTGTTACTCTCTTTACTTCATTTCCTTCGCTCATTAACTATTACCTCCTAGGTATTTTTTACTATTATAATCTATTATCCAATAAATTACAACAAAAAAAGACACCAAACCGATGAAGTCAGGTGCCTTTTACATAATGGGAATACATATGGGGGTCTCCGTCAATGGAGAGTGGAACCGGCAGGAGTCGAACCTGCATCTAAACGCGCCACCGCGTTTGCTCTACCTTAAAGTTATTGAGCTACAATCCCGAAACGACCACCAGGCTTTTGACACCTGGCAGCCGTATTGAAGTTATCTAGTGATATCCTTTGCATCTTAAATTCTAGCATGTGTTTTGGGGTTTTGTGGGCAAACTTAAAAACCCGTGTATTCTCCTCCCTATAACGCTCCTGTCTAGACTCATGACATCTCCTATATCTATCAGCTTCATTCCATCTATGTACCGATACTCGAAGATCTGTCGCAGCTCACTATCCTGGATCCCTACAATAAACTCCTCAATCTTACGTACCTGGCGCCAACACTCTTCTACGCGCTTTCGTTTCTGCATTACCAACTGATCAATCTCTGAAGCTATAACAGGATCCTCCATCTGAACATTAACCCTGATCTCTGTATAGGGATGCCTTTTGGCAGAAGCTTTTACCTTACCAGCGACAACCGGTACCTCTTTTGATAGCAACAATCCTATACGCTTCTCCTGGTTATCAATTTCCCTTAATAAGCTCCGGTACTGTTTTAACTCTATTTCCGTCACCCTGTCTCCGCCTCCTATGCGTCTTTAGCCTTGCCTGTATGGAAATGATCTCTGGTACAACAATAAGCCCTTTCAACGCCTTTGGCTGTCCTACGTCTGTACTGATAAGGCCACATAGATCTCGTCATTTTAGTGGAGAAAATAATACGGGTACCGCACACTCGACACTTTTCAAAATCAGCAGGATCAGCTGTAACAGTGTCAGGCCCGCTCCCTTCCGGTACGTGCTTCGACCTGTGCATCTAGGTAACCATCATCTTTTAACTTTTTACGGGATAAATTATGCTGCGCTATGAAATTGTTAACTATTGATTTAGTAACTCCAAAGTGCTCCGCTATTTCTTTCATAGACTTATTCTCATCGTGATACATTCTTTTAACATCCGGAATATTGAGTTCAAGCTTTCCACTGATTTTCTGCTCTTGCTTGTCCAGTATATTGGACAGTTTCTCCTCAATGGGATCGACTTTAGGCATAACTGGTACTGGCTTCTTATTCGACTCAACCATACCCTGGACGGCTGCTTCAAATTCTGGATTGATGGTTGAAGGTTTGCGAAGGCCCATAAGCTTTTCAAGTTCTGCTATCTTCTCATCCCTTGTTCGCATAATTGCTATCACAGCATTTTCCTTAAGCTCCTGCATCTTCTCTGGAGACAGTACCCTGATAAAAATGGATCCGTTTGAACCGGATGTGAAGCAGATATCTGCATCCTTAGATTTCTCAAGAATGCTCTCGATATCCTCCAGTTCCCTGCTTAACTGATTACCTCTTACTATGTGTTCATTCCACTGCTCTAATAACTTACTCAACTTAAATTCTCCCTTCATGGTCATTAATGGTATTTTTTGTAAATTATCCACGTACTAATGTGGATATTGTTGATAATTGGTAATATTTGTTAATTGTCTTTACCCTTTAATTGAAATTTCAATACCCGTATCTTCAAAGATCCTGTTCGTAAGCTCTTTTAAATTATCTATTGATTGATCACTGTTAGCAGCCTTATAAACCAATTCATCAAAGGCAGCTTTAAACTTATGTAGCTGTGTACGGCTCATCTTAAACTCGTCCATCAGTGTTACAAGGCTAATTGCAATTGCTACTTCCGTAGCTCTTATGCTTACCAGCTTCGAAGCTTCACGAATATCCTTCTGCGTAAGATTCAGTGATACCCCTGAAATATTCCGGTATTTAATTTCTTTTTCCAGGGCTTCAATACCGCCCTTTCTTGCTATCTTTAAAGCGAATGCCATTCCTTGGTTACGGCCTTCCATTAAGTCTTTAATGTTACTCATGAAACCTCCATATATTTGGTAATATTATACTATTGTATAATTATGGTATTTATTGTAATATTTTACTGTAACTAAAAACTCTATTCTACATACGAGTAAAAAGAAAGGTGGTACATACCATGAAAAAACTTTTTAGAAAATTCACTGTACTCTTTTTAGCTATTGCTCTAATTGCTATGCCTACTACTACTGCTTTAGCAGCTGGAACCCCTATTCTTATCTATAGTTCATCTGATGGTAAAATGTATGAATTCCCCCCATCAGATAATCTCTTAGTGTCTAATAGTATTGCTTACTTAGCGGACGTCGTAAGCAGCACTGGATTATATTGGGAAATACCCGCTGGTAAAACATTTGGTATTTGGCTTAATTATGCCCCCACGGGCCCCATACAGGTAGAAGTGTATCAGTTTGGAGTAGGCTTTATCATGACTCGATATTTTAATAATTCCTCCTTTGATTTAACCGTGCCTCCTTCATCAAAAACCGAATCATACATGGTTAGAGTGACAAATTTATCAAATAACTCTATAGCACTATATGAATATGGTACATGGTATCAATAGAATTTCTTGACATGACATTGTTTAAATAACCTATTATTTATTAATATTCAGTAATTCATCCATATCAATTTAGTCCAGATGAAAGGTGGTACATACTATGAAAAAAATTTTTAAAAAAAGTCTCGTAATTCTTTTTGCTGCCCTACTTTTTCTTTCACCTGTTTCAACCGCTTATGCTGCAACATCAGCACCTGTATTGCTCTATTCATATGATACAGGAGTCGAGACATTTAAGTGGTTTGAATTCCAACCAGATCCATACTTTTTAACACCTGGTAACGGTGTAATACTTCAAGATACTACTAATAATCAGCAGTGGAGCGTTCTAGCAGGCCGTACCTTTACCTTTCAGATTAATTTAGCGCAAGGTGGGTCATTTGATGTATTGATTTATAGACTAGAATCAAGCCCTCAATTGGTACACAGTGAAACAGTTACTGGGTATTCGAATTTCTATTTAAAAACTTTTAATCCAATCTCATATAACGCAAACTATATGGTTGTTATCCGTGCGGCAAATACAGATATATCTGTCCAGAGCTATAGCGGATCTACATATTAGTATTAAGTACCATACTGGGCTGTCTATAATGGCAGCCCTTTTTATGTTAATAATTCATCCACAGCACTTCGGTCCGGGGCAGACTTTTTTCAGCTCTGACCGGAGTGCTTTTTCCTCCTCTGGCCAATCTTATTTGCTATATCCGCAATTACTAATCCCGTTCTGGTTAATTCTGTACTGTCTTGAATCAGCTTTAACTGATTAAGTCTTGCAAGTTGTGCGCGGGTAACAAGGATTAGATTATCCGGATTAAAATTAAGTTTGTTACCATCCCCGAAGATTATTACACTTCCCTTTGGTACAGGTCCGTTTTGTTCTTCCCAAAGTAATACATGCTTTTGCTTCCAGTTTTTATTAAGGTGCCCGTCCTGTATTTTCACATAAGTATATCCGTCTTTTGAATCAATTCTTTCGGATCCTATTGGCCTTCGATTAGGCGGTATGCTTCCCTTCTTGAACTGCGTTGGCTCCCATCCTCCAGTACCTTTCTTTCCCTTGTTAGCTGGAATGTGTCCCTTCTGAAAACGATGTTCTATTCCAGCTTTGCTAAGGTTCACTCCACTTAACCCATTGCTAAGACCAAGTCTATAAACCAAGCTCTTTATTGCTGACTCTTCAAAGTTAGTGCCAAAATGTATATTCAGCATTTCTGTAAGCTCTGGAAACTGTCTATTGGCTACGTGATCCCTGATAAACTGCTTATGCTCCTCGGTGTAAATTCTGTTCATATTACCCCTCCAGCATCTTAGGCAATTTACCTTCAACACCGTATTCCTCAAGAAAATCCTGCGTTGCTTTTTTTGCTTGTAGGACTGTATTAGCATTTGCTATGATTCGTGATGCCACATCATTAATCGCTTTCGCTCTCGTAATCTCCTCATGCAACTCTTCACCTGTTAATTCTTCATCACCCAGCCTCTCCAGCTGTGCAAATAAATGATTATTCAAATCACCTAATGTATTTTTCATGTTTTTAGCGCTCCCTTCTTGCTCTTATCAGGACCTTTCCGATTCGATACTATCCCGTTATTATTTTTTACCGGGAGACTATTAAAAACTTCACTTCCATGCTTCGTTGGAAGTGGTATACCTTGATAATTCTCTATATCGATATTAATTCCATCTGTTTTTTTCAACATACGTATCATCCTTTCTTTGCCTTATATCGTTTTATTCTTCGATAAGCAGCTTCTTCACTTATGCCATAATAGGATCCAATCTCACGATAAGTCATACCCTGCTGTTTCATTCGGATCATGTCCTCAATATCCTCTCCTGTTATAGCCAAATTGTATCTATTGGATATATGCCCCTCCAACAAGTCAAAACCCTGTTCAATGGTTACCGGTTTCAGTATGCAGATTAGCAGTGCGTAATAATTTTCTTCCACGACATCACCCTTCCCTAACTTTCCGAATCTGCGCCTTCAAGGCATTTAGTAGATCATCTTGTGTAACCCTTTTATTCTCCAGTGCTCCCATAACCTCTTCGTCCATAGACCCTGCAACAACCAAATGGTGAATAATAACCGCCTCGGTCTGCCCTTGCCTGTAAAGTCTCGCATTCGCTTGTTGGTATAGCTCCAGGGACCAGGTAAGCCCGTACCAAACGATTATGTTCCCTCCTGCTTGTAAATTTAATCCGTACGCAGCACTCGCTGGATGCGCAAGCAGCACGTCAATCTGTTTATTATTCCAGGCATCAATACTCTGCGGATTCCTAAGCTCTGAAATACGAAGACCTGTTTTTGATAATATCTTTTGTAGCCGTGCCAGGTCGTGCTGAAAATTATAAAAGACAAGTAGTGGTTTACCTTGCGCTGCCTCGACAATCTCCATGAAAGCTTCTAGCTTATTATCATGTATTTCAATAACGTTTCTGCCCTCGTCGTAAATAGCTCCGTTACACAGCTGCAGAAGCTTGTTTGATAAGACCGCGGCGGATCCTGCATCGATTGTAGTCTCGTCGATTTCAAGAAGCATTTCGCGCTGCAGCTCGTCGTACCTCGCCTGCGCTTTCGCATCCAGCTTTATGTACCTGACATTATCTATGCGGTCCGGAAGAGTCAAATAGTCCTTGGCAGAAAGGCTAATGCAAATATCTTTAATTTTTTGATTGATCAAGTCCTCTGCTCCGATTTTTGGCATGTATGTGAATACTCGTTCTCTGTTTCGCTGATCCGGTTGAAAGTATTGTTCTCGGTAAGCTGACACTGTACTCTCTAACCTTTGTCCTGAATCTAGTAAAAATACCTGTGCCCATAGGTCCATTAAGCCATTCGGCGCTGGTGTGCCAGTTAATCCTACCATCCGTTTAATGTGCGGACGTACCAGGCACAGTTTTTTAAATCTTTTAGCTGAAGGGTTTTTAAAGCTTGATAGCTCATCAACAACAACCATGTCAAACGGCCAGCTATTGCGATAATATTCAACAAGCCATTGAACATTATCACGGCTTAACACGTACACATCTCCTGGTGAATTTAAAGCCTTAATACGCTTCTTCTCTGTTCCGAGAACCGGAATAACACGTAACAGCTTCAGGTGATCCCACTTATCTACTTCTCTTGTCCAGGTATCTTCTGCCACCTTCTTTGGTGCAATTACCAGTACCTTCCTGACCTGAAAACGGTTATATCTTAGATCGTTTACGGCTGTTAAAGTAATTGCTGTTTTTCCAAGGCCCATGTCTAAGAATAGCCCAAGCATATTCTCTGCTATTAACCGGTTTATACAGTACCGCTGATAATCGTGGGGAACAAACTTCATAGCAATCCACCTGTTTTAAGTATGTCCCAAACTATTTCCCTCTGATTGTCTGTGTTTTGCTGTATCGCACAAATAACTGCGTCTATTGACTCTGGTCGATCAAGTACACAAGCCAGGCACCCTAATTCCTTTAATCTTTCAATCTGCTTCGCCTGTAACTTGGTAGGTTTCTTCCCTCTCCGCTTTAGCTCAACAAATCCGATACGGCCTCCAGGTAAAACAACAAGCCTGTCGGGTACACCGTCATTGCCAGGAGAGACAAACTTGAACGCCTTTCCTCCTGCAGCTTTTACCTTTTCTATAAATTTCTTTTCCAACTCTTTTTCAAGCATTTTGACCTCCTAAATATCGGGCGGTAACTTTGGTAACTTTAATTCCCTATATTACTATGTATATATACGCGTACAGGGGTACACAGGGGTACACGTGCCCTTATTGCCTTTATATTTATATTATTATATAAAAGAAAGTTACCTTAGTTACCCAAGCCTTAAACCCTTATGCCGTAAGGCTTTGAGGGGTAACTTTTGAAAGTTACCGTAAGTTACCTTGGTTACCTTTTACAATTATAGACAGTTACCTTTTTAGTAGAAAGTTACCTTTGAAAACTTTTAACAAATCCCTTTTGCGCACCATAGAAATTACCAAATTTTAAAGCCCCTTGCGTTCTTTCCCATCCTACTATTTCAGATAGGATACCATTAATCTCAACTGCATCAGATCTTCTCATAAGCTTAAGATCTCCATTAAAACACTCACACCATATTTCAGCAGCACAGATCCTATCTCGTTCAACTAAAGAAGCCTCGTCCTTAAATTCACTTCCCCAAAAGATTCTTCTTGCACTTAAATCTCTTCTCATCCAGTCCGCAGGTACTTTCCTTGTTACAAACGCTTTAATAATACCTTCCTTAGGATTTGATTCTTTATGCTCTTCTTGCTGTCTCATTGCTTCTTCTGCAACAGTTCCCTCCAGGTAAAGCTTTTCTCCAATCCGGTAACGCATAAAAGCTTCCGCCCATATCTGATCCACTTCCTCTGGTAGTTGTTTAAAAACGTTTTTAACTGATTGCTGCACACCCAAATCTACGGGCCAAAACCTTCGATTACCTGTACGGTCCTTAAGAAACTCTTTATCATTTGTGGTACCAACAATAATACAGCTTCTAGGAAATTCAGCTGTTCGCCTTCCGTATGGCACTCGATATATATCTGTTCTCTTACTTAAAAACTGTTTGACTGCATTCATTTCTGACTTATTAAAACCTGTTAATTCTCCCGCTTCAACAATCCAATACCCTTGTATTAATTCAGAAGCGTCCTTGCCCTCAAAGGTTGCTAAACTATCGGAATACCACTCCCTACCTAATATGCTAAAGAAAGTACTTTTACCTACACCCTGTGCTCCTGAAAGAATTAACATACTATCGAACTTCACTCCTGGATTTATTACTCTAGCAATGGCAGCTGTTAAAGTCTTACGAATGACCATACGGCTGTATTCGTTATCCTCTGTGCCAAAGTAGTCAATTAGAAGCCTGTCTACACGGGGTACATTGTCCCACTTCAAAGATTCAAGATATTCCTTTAGCTTATGCCTTTTTCGCGCTGTAGCATAAACTGCTACGGCGTCGTAGATACGTTCTTTACCCGTGATCGTGTAAACTTTCTCAATGTAGTGCCTAAGGCCCGCGTCGTCCTCGTCGGACCAAGCTCTCTGTTTAAAATTCTTTGTGCTACCGTTTTCCCAGGGCATCGGGGAGGCAACTATTGCTCTATTACCAAATTCATCATGATAGAAGCGCTCTTTTAACTTAGGATCGTTTTCTAAGATGATGAGTACATTATCAATCGTCTTGTTAGGTAGTCCCGTCTGTGAACTACATTTAAGTTTTCCTAGCCAGTCCATATTCGGTTTTTCTTCTGTCGTTAGGTCTTGGTTAAACCTTGAATCCGTAAATTCTTCCTGGGCCTTTTCATAGCGTTCTATACTTACTATCTTAGATACTTCAGGATCTCCTAAAGCGTATTCGCACATCGATTTAAAGCTTTGAAGATTAGTTACCGGTGTATCGGGCTTTGCTTCATCATCCTGATCCTGAAATAGATGTAATCTAACGAGGTCAAATGCATTACACAGCTTTCCACTTGCTGGATCCGTTCCGTGGTGGCTGAAAAGAAAGTTACCGTTATCATAGAGAACAGCTCCTCCAACAGTTGATCCTTCTGTATATGTAAAACGATCTCCCTCACACAGCTCATATACACCTATAAGGAATTTATCTATTGCTGCAGGCACGTCATAGATTTTGCAAAAAGCTCCTACGATACCCTGCTTTTCTAATGGGTTACCTTGCTTCTTAGCGGATCTATCTCTAATCTTTGCGGCACCAGGAAGCTCTGGCCACTCTGAAACGTTTCGCCAGTCTGTATATAAACTTAGCATTCCATCTTTACTTAAAAATGGCTTATCCCCATAAACAAATACATACTCACTGTCGTTACTAATACTTGGCCAGTACATTAGTCTTACCGGTTCAAATGTTGTAGGATCAAAAATACTTAGGTTTAAAAAACTAGCCGCTTTTCTAGCAATTGGTTCATACTCATCAGCTGAACAAGGTACATCTAGTGGAAAGATAATTCGTAGCCTTGGAGCTGCACCTTCATGCTTTCTAGTCGAATAAATTGCGTAACCGCAGCCCAAAGCATCTACGGCATTTATAATTGCTTGTGTACCACCAGGAGCTATGTTATCTGCATCAAGAGTAACTAAGTGTCTACTTAAGGCGTGACCGTTACGGCGCTTACCTTCCTTCAGCTCGCCGCCTACAAACCCGCCTACGTCCTTTAATTCGTCCTGTTTTGACTTCGGGTAGGATTTATATTCTGCATGTGTTTCAGGATGCCTTTCTGGTACGGAAAGCTTCTGTACCATAGCCGACCAAAGGAGCTCCTGGGTTATCCAGTTTGTAGCTTTTCTACTGTTGGCCACGGCGATTTTTACTTTTCTGTCATTTAGCATAGCTCCTACTCCTTCTTGTAATATGTTCCGGTAAATCCGTCCGCATTAAGCGGTAAGCCCTGCGCCCAGGGAGCTGTTTGACACATTATACTTACAGCTTCATCAAGGCTTTGGGTTCCCATAATAGGAATTTCCGTTATTACTTCATCATGTATATGAAAATTTATTTTATAACCGGCAGCGTGAAGGTTAATAATAGAGTAAGCAAGACAGTCTCTAGCTACTGCTTGCACAATATTCTCGACCAACTTACCGCCGTATGTCTGTATTGATTCCCACTTCTTATTTGTTTGATTCTGTCCCATAAACCAAATGGACTCAAAACCTCTCTCATTTGGTATTAATCTAGGTTGTATATAGAATAACTTTCTTCCAGAAGGAAGTATGATCATGAGCCTATTCTCATCCCTGGTAAAAGTGATCCCGTGTGGTAAGGATGAAACAACGCCATATTTTATGCACTCAACTGCTCTTTGCTCCACACTGTACCAAAAGTCAACAATTCGCCGATTGGAACCCCGCCAACGTCTTACGATATCCGGAAGATCTTCTTCAGCAAGCCCCATTTTCAAGGCACCCATTTGAATTAGTGCTCCACTTGACCCCTGGTACCCTAGCGCAAGCTCTGCGACTTTTCCTTTTTGGCGCAATTCATATTCCGGATTGCCTTTCTTTATTAATTCAATCGGTACCCCGAACATCGCTGCAGCTGAAGCTTCATAGATTTTGCCATGAGTACGAAATACATCAAGCCTCCACTCTTCTCCGGAAAGCCAGGCGATCACTCGAGCTTCTATGGCACTAAAGTCTGCTACTGCAAATTCGTGGCCAACTTCCGGAATGAACGCTGTACGGATTAATTGAGAAAGCGTATCTGGTACATTTCCGTATATCAATTTGAGTGCTTGGATATTTTGATTCTTGACCAGCTCTCTTGCGGTATTTAATGACTCCAGGTAATTTCTAGGGAGGTTCTGAACCTGTACTAAACGTCCGGCCCATCTGCCGGTACGGTTGGCTCCATAAAACTGCAGTAACCCTCTTACCCGATTATCACTGCAAACAGCTGATAACATAGCGTTATATTTTTTAACACTGGCTTTCGCCATTTCTTGTCTGATCTGCAGTAGCGTCTGCACTTCCTCACTACCGGTCTTATTTGCGAGAAGCTCTGCTACCGTCTGTTTTGTTAGTCCTTCCAGTTCAATGTCTGCTTGCGCTTCAATCCATGCTTTTAACTGTGCTACGCTATTGGGGTTATCAAGGCCGGAAATATCTTTTGCTTTATCCGTTAGCTCGGTTGCCATGTATTCATTTATTGCCAGTGCACCGTTTACCATGTTCATATCAAGTGTTACACCATGGATATTGATCTGTTGATCGACCTGCCAAAGCCTCCACTCCATATCCGGTACCGGATACGCTAAAAGGGCACGTTCTACTTCCATCTCCGTAACAACGTCCTGCTTACAATATTCCTTAAATAAATTCCATTTGGCAGGTTCATGCTTCGGTAAATTCCTTATTCGACCACCGTTCCGCTTCGTAGGGGCGCATGGTAAACAAAAATATTTAATCAAAGCCTTACCCTCTGCCATTTTTCTTTTATCCGAGGAAAACTTTAGAGCTTTACCAGCGCCATCTAGGCTGCCGGGATAACCGCAGTATAAACTGTGGACCATAGTACAGCGCCATTGATCTATATGAGTCGCAAAAAACTTACTGAGGCTATAGAACTCAAAAGCTGCGTTGAATGCTTTCTTTATTACTTCCGAATTTCCTAAATCCATTATTATAGATATAGGGATTGTTTCACCTTGGGCAAGATCGATTACCTGGACGGCTTCACCGTCGTAAGAATAAGCAAATAGAAGAATTTCAAAATCCGAAGACTGTACATATTTGTACAGTCCGGACTTTTTTAGATCTACACTACTATATGTTTCTAAGTCGATGGACAAGGTCCTCAAATTCCCATCACTCCTCCGGTGTTCATGGGTAATCCGGTAACAGGATTAATTGGTTGACTATATTGTGCTTGGTATTGTTGTGCCGGTTGTTGCACAGGAGCACCATAGGCCCCATTAGGTTGCTGATATGGCTGTGCTTGATAATTATTTGAAGCTGCGGGCTGTTGGGGGGTACCATACGCTGCCGGAGATTGCGGCATTACTCCACCTTGGGTGTACCACCCCGGATCCTGGTACTGCGTAGCAGGCGGTTGTGGTATGCCATATCCTCCTGGGGATTGCACAGGGGCTTGATAGGATTGAGGTTTAAATTGGGCTGCTTGATTTTGGCCATATGAATTTGCTCCCCCGAAATCATCTGCAGCCGTAGTACGGCCCGTTAGTGGATCGCCATCGGAAAGTTTTTGAATGTTACCAAGCCCGCATCCCACTCCTTTGTTACCGTTTTTATTGTAGGCAAAGAAACGAAGAGAGGCTCTGCCAAAACAACCGCTGTACATTTCCGCTTGGTTAAGTATTGGCTGAACGTTAACGTCAACGATCGAGGGCTGCTGAAGGGAGGAAGCGGTCATAACAAAATGACCTTTGCACTCTTCCCCGAATGGTTCTCCCGAAGAAGGTCTCACACCGTCGCCGTCATACAGCGGAAGATTAAGCCTAGGTGGTCGGCTTCCCCCAAATGTTGTTGTAATCCCTTCCTGGACTGCCGCTTCCATAGCCTGTTGAATTGCTTGGATCGTTGCATACTCTGATTTAGGAATTAGGAGTGTTACAGAATATTTGGGCTCCCCGCCCTCCTGAGGTGCTCTTGGTGTAAATACATTCATAAAACTAAATCTAACTCTTCCTGTAGTAACTGTACTCATAAAAATTATTCCTCCTTGTACTGATTGTCGCCGCCAAAATCCTCTGCAGCTGTTGTTTTAAGTTTCATTTCAGGGCGTTTATCACCGTACAACGCAAGCGTAGGTGACCCTTGCGGTTTAGCTATGTACTTTGAAAGCACGCTTTCATAATCTTCCTTACTTATTAGCTGTTCCACCGCTGTTAAAGCAAGTGGTTTATTCTCATATAAAAGAGCCTTATCATAACCTGCAGTAACCAACGCTTCAAAAGCAGCGTCTATGTCTTGTATAACTCTGTTACTTCTTCCTTCGACGATTTTCCATCCGTAAATCTCGTTACCCTTTACCAACTGATCAAGCGCATAATTTTCTAATTTTTTCACCCACTTTGCAAGGAACTGGGCCTTTTCAAGTATTTCACCGACCGCTAGATTAGATAACAACTTCGGCGGCTCTGCACCCTCGTATTTTAATAGCTCCATGTTGGTGTCAGCTCTATGCTTACACGTGGCTGCAGCTCTGCAGAAGCAATCATCACACCATGTACCTTGCTTAAACTCCCCTTTACCTTCAAAGGCAAGCAGTGCTGCAGGCTTGACCACTATTTCTGACCAGGTAGTTAATTCAGCAGCATTAGTTACCCAGGAAGAAAAGTTATCTAATCTAGGCTGTACAATGTGAAGAGTAATTTTATCGATTGGATAGAAGGCTTTATAGGCGAGTAAAACACCAAGTGCGTATAGTGCCAACTGCGGATTGGCTTCTGCTTTTACGGGTACTCCTTTACCATATTTAAAATCGATTACATGGCATTCCGACCCGTAAAGTATCACGCAGTCAGCGGTACCAAACCCCTCCGGAGCAATGTTGCTGTAGTCGATTTTCTTCTCTATTGCTACATAGGGGCTAGTCGGGAAAGAGTATGCAATCTTTGACACGTAATCAACATATGCGTCGGTATACCTCTCCATTTCATCCTGATACAGTGTTTCCTTTTTTAACTTATTAAGCTTGGCCTTGTAGCTTCTATCCGTCATTGCTACTTCTACAAATGTCTTTCTAAGCTTCAATTCCGAAATGGAATGGGCTAAACTTCCTTCGTCTGCAGCTTTGGAGGACTCGTCTAGAAACAAGTCCTCTAATCTCGCAGAAGGGGGGCAGTTAAGCCATTTTTTGGCGCTGGATGCTGATAGCAGCGCGTGGTCCCTTTCTTCTTTCATTAGATATTCGCACCTACCCCCCGGAGCATGGTTACCAGTGCAGAATACTGCTCCTTAGGTACCTGCATTAGCGTTTCAGCGCCAAACTGTGAAAGGATACCCATAACGGCTGGTACCTTACCAGCATCACACAAAGCAGTCATTGCCACAGCGATCTGATCCTGTGTATATGCTTGTGAGGTATGGGTAGTCGGCACCATCTGTTGCGGTGGTACCATCGTTTGATCGGACTGCTGTTGGATCTGTTGAGCAGGGTTGGTAGGTGTTTGGTTAACTGCGTATTGCATAGGGGGGATTGTATATTGCTGTGCCGTCGGCGCATACTGTTGGACCGGAGCACTTTGATTTGCCTGTCCAATGGATTGTTGCGGCATAGGGGAAAATGGCTCTGCCCCTCCTTTATTTCCTGCTACTGCTTGAGCTAACTGTAGTATCGCTTTTTCTAATCCCTCTGTTCCCTGAATCTTCACTATTACTTCCATTACTTATTTCCTCCTTAAAAATATTATTTTTATCACAATCACAGGATTCACCTGGATCTAACGATGCTCCACATCTCGGGCAGGTACGATAATAACTCATAGGCTTAACCCTCCTTCAAATAAAATTTAAGAGCTATTTCAAATACGTTCCTTGCCCCAGGGTTAGTGGCTTCGATATCATGCAACCCAGCTGATAGAAGAGCTGCTATCTCTATTAGGCTTCCGGATGCTGCCGTAGTAATGTGACCATCAGCAAATTTCTTTACTGTAAAATCAGCTACCGGCTCTGTGGTTTCTCTTGCTTCGGCAATCTGCCTGAGTTTCTTTGCCTTTTCATATTCTAACCGGTCCATAAATCCCTCCCTATAAATCCTTAGTAAAAACCATATCTGCGACAGCAATAGCACATTGCTCGCAAACCATAGCTTCCTTCTTAGGAACTGGGTGCAAATCATTGGTACACTCACAGATAACGCAAAACTCACCGTCTTTGCGAATACAGATTTCACCACCATCAACGTAGATATCCATAGCCTGACCTATCTCCCAGTTGTGAGATCTTCTCACCTCAATCGGTATTGTATATCTGCCAAGCTCATCCAATCCTTTGGAATATGATACTTCTCCATTCGCTTTTACCAAGTGCATTACACCACCCACGAAGCTCATTGTTAATGCTTCTCTGTTCATAACCTCAAAACTTCTTCTAATTTCAATTGGAATAACGATCCTGCCTAATTCATCAATCTTTCTTACGATTCCCTTTGCCATATTGCAAAGCCTCCATTTCTGTGCTATTATGCACTTAAGATGTTTGTTATGCGCTCACTTTGAACTGGCGGGTTCTGGTGAGCTTTTTTCTTATTTTCTTACTGCAGCTTGGACAGATATAACCGGTTGGTGGTATTCTCTGTTTAATACTGATCTGCCAGGAACGCCTGCAGCTTTTACACTTTCGATACCTAGCCATGGATTACTGTCTCCCTTCGAAATCGATTACCTGTCCAGCAATAAGGATTACTCCCCAACCGCGTAACTCATATGCATCTATGCAGTCTTGGACTGTGACAGTTTCATAATTCATAGGCCCGTCCTCCTTTCTTTGTGGAATATTATGTAATTTTATGGTATAATCTCCTTATCAGCTGGCGACTGAAATACTAATGAAAGGAGAAAATACTAATGGCATACGAACATTACTATTTTAATGACAACACGGATGACAAGGGGCGACATGAGGTTCATACAGGAAGTTGCTCATACATACCAGCTACTCAAAATCGCACATATATTGGCTACAAGTCATCTTGCAGCGATGCTATCGAAGCTGCAAAAAGTTCATATCCATCATACAAATTTGATGGATGTTATTGGTGTTGCCGTCCTTGTCACAAAGGATAGCCACGGGATTCTGGGCTGGAGTCTATCTTCAGCCTAATTTCTTTTTATCAGTCCGTCTGATAAGTAGACACCCTTAACCTCATCCACACAGCTTTCAACTTCTTTGAACGACATGGAATTTTTAGTCGCATACTCTAAAATTAAGTTGATTAGTTTGACCTCCTTTCCTATTTACTTTTACCTTCTTAAAGAATAAGTGCCTTTTCTTCTGTACTTAGCTTGATAACAGTGCAAAGCTTTCTAAGCTCACCTAATGTAAATGTTTCAGGCCGTTTCTTTTTATTCTGAAACGTACGCTTTGTACATCTAAGCTTTGTCGCAACCTGCTCGTCATTAAGGTTGTACAGCTCCATATTCTTTGCTATGTAGGCTCTTGTCAGTCTGTCCTTCTGTATTTCTTCTGACTCTTTCAACTTTGGCACGTACTATCACCTCCAATCTTATTTGTCTACTTGATTGCTAATCATCTTCGCTCTCATAAGCAATGTTTTCATAAGCATATTCAATCATCCTGCCTGCGATATCTTTCATTGATTCTCCAGTCTCTTCTGATACTTCAAGAATTCGGTTATATGTTTTGGCACTAACTTTAATTGCCATCCTGCCTGCTTCATCTGCTCTCTGACGTTTCTTTGTTTTTAATACTAAGGGCATCTCTCCTCCACCTCTTTTCCCTCATTGACATAAACTTAAACCTGTGTTCTTATGTATTAACCTGTTCTCGGCCGTAACTCCTCTGACGAAAATAATTCTTCTATGCTAAGATTACTTCTTAATATCCTCTTAATATGTATACATTCGCCCAAACTCAATTCGGATTTTCCATTAAGTTTTAAGGATAAAGTAGATTGAGTTATACCCAGTTCCTTTGCTAATTCACCCTGCTTTATTCTTGCTCTAACCATTTCAATATTTACGTTATGATACATATTGTACGCCTCCTTTCTTGAATTTTCGTGATTTCACTTATTATGATACACGATTTTTCGACATTGTCAATAATATTTTCTCGATTTTTAGATATAAATATGATTTTTTATAAATTTATCTTGATTTTTCGTATATTACATGATATCTTGTCAATATAAGGGAGGGGTAATATGGAGACCGTTGAAAGCAAGTTAAAAGACATAATAATTGAGAGGTATGGTAGTTTAAAGAGATTTACAGATAATATTGATATGCCCTGGAGTACACTTGATAGTATTTTAAAAAGAGGAATAATCAATTCTAATATTAATAATGTTCTTAAGATAACAGAAGCTTTGAATTTATCGGCTGAAGCATTAGCTTACGGTAGTATTCAAACTAAACCCAAGCCAGATGATAAGGCTACCGATAGCAACCTTATCAACGATGGCAGCAAGGATAGTTTTATTCAAAATCAATTATTAACAGAATTTAACCAGCTCAATAATGCAGGTAAAAGCGAAGCAGTTAATCGTGTTTCGGAATTAACGTATATTCCTCAATACATAGAAAACAATGTAGTACCTATAAAGAGAAAAACTAACAAATACATACCTACCGAGGATGATATTAAATCTTTGGTGGCTAGAAATGGTAAAAAGTTAACTAGAGAAGAGGCTATAGACCTAATTTCATCCTTATTTTCAGAGGATGAAAATTTATAAGGAGCGATTTTTTTGGACTTTACTTTTATACATAACGCCATACTTGATGTTTATACTCAATGCAATATATATTCATTTCCATTTGACTGTTATAAATTATTAAGTGCATACAAATTAAAGTGCCGATCTTATTCATCACAGACACCGATTAACAAAGAAAAGTGCTTTAATTTTAGTAATGATGCCTTCACAATTAAAAACGTAGTTTTCTACAACGACACTATGCCTGCCGGAAGAATTAAGTTTACGCTAATGCATGAGTTAGCACATTACGTACTTAAGCACGTTGAACCCTTTACTGAAGCTTATGAAATTGAGGCTAATTATTTTGCATCGCATATTCTTGCTCCTCGAATGGCAATACACTATTCACAATGCAAGAATTATATCAACGTAGCTAAATTTTTTAATATAACAAACGAAGCTGCACAATATGCCTTTGATGACTATCGTAGATGGCACCGCTGGACCGTGTACCATAAAATGAAAGAATTTGATAAAGCGGTGTACACTCATTTTTATAGTGAGGTTGCCAAATGCTTTGTTTATAATATTAAACGCTGCGCTTATTGCGATGCTCCTATCTATAATTCTGTAGATATTGCATGTAAAAATTGTATTACTCTTAGCAGGTCTTATTCTCATTATCAACATCCGGACGAGGATTTGTTGATTGCTGAAGGTCAATGGTTATACGGAGGATTGTAATTTATTGTAGAATTATATATCCTCTACTGTTATAATGGAAATTGATGTTAATTATAACGCAGGAGGCTCTTAATGAATTATATAAATACCAAATGCCCTAGATGTGGGATTGTGCATAACTGCAATTTTTGTCCCAACTGTGGACTTCAAGCTCCGCAACCTATTACTCAAGGATACGGAAATCAATCTTTTATGTATGGTCCGAAACCTAAAAGCAAAATGAATGGGTGCCTAGTAGCTGTTATCACTTTATTCGTGATCGTTGTTATGCTTGGAGTTATAGGCAATGTTCTAAAAGCGATTATTCCTGATATGGATAAGGTTGTTGATAGCGTAAATAGTGATCGACCGATTACTTTAACTCCCACTCCTATTAATGTCGTGTTTGATGCAACAAAGTTCATAATTGATAATGAGAGAACGGTATCGGAAGCTGAATTGATAGAGATGCTTGGCCAACCTGAAAGCATCGAGGAATGGAATTATGAATCTTACCAATCTTTACTGGGAAAAGAAATGATATATCCCATCAGAAGCTTGTATTATAATGAGAATAAATATGAATATAAGTTTAATAATAATATGCTGCAAAGAATAACTATCACAGAAGAATTCGCCTATGAAGATAAGAATAATATATTGCCTATGTTTGGGCTAAAAAAGTATTCTAACACAAAAATCACAGATACCAATGTAGCTTATAGGTGTTCTAATTGTGGAATATATGAGTTCTGGGTATATGATATGGACAGTAAACCAAAGACGATAAAGGGCATACATATATCCTATGGATCCTTATTTGAATAAAAAAACCGCCCCTGCAACGAACAGAGACGGTAAATGCAATAGAATAACCAGGTGGTTATAATATCGCCCTCAACAAGCCTATTATAACACCTTTAACATAAATCAACAATATGTTGGGTGTATTTTTTATGCCCATTTTTAAGGAGGATTAGATATAATGGCAAAAGCAAAGAAGCTACCCAGTGGTCAGTGGCGCGCATTAGTCTACGATTATACAGATGCTGCAAAGAAACGGCATTATGAATCCTTCACTGCGGATACGAAGAAGGAAGCCGAATACTTGGCTGCTGAATTTGCATTGAATAAAAAGAAAAAGAGTCGACCACGCAACATGACGCTTTTAGAAGCAATAGATGAATACATTATGAATTCAGATGCCGTTCTATCTCCTACAACCATACAGGGATATAAAACCATAAAAAAGAACAGCTATAAAGATATAATGGATTTACCACTTAAGAGCTTGTCGAAAGAAATTCTACAAAATGCCGTGAATAAGGAAGCCAAGAGACCTTCCGGTAAGAATACTAAAAACCCCAGGCCTGTATCACCTAAGACTGTTAAGAATTCATATGGACTATTAACTGCTGTGATAAACAGATATCATTCAGATCTTGATTGTACTGTCAAATTACCAGCATTAGTTACCCGCATAAAAGAATTGCCACCTCCAGAAGTAATCATGGCCGTTGTCAAAGATACTGAAATAGAACTGCCTGTCCTTCTTGCTATGTGGCTTTCATTTTCCATGAGTGAAATCTTGGGCCTTAAGAAATCTTCTATAAGTAATGGCTATATTACAATTAAGGAGGTTGTTGTAAATGTAAATAATGAACCCTTTAGGAAGGACCAAGCAAAGACCTTGTCACGCGTCAGGAGGCATGAAATACCCGAATACATACAGTCCTTGATTGACAAAACAGACAGTGATACCGAGGTATTAGTTACCCTGAATGGCAACACCATATACAAACGTTTGAACAGACTTTTGGAGAAAAATAAGGTTCCACATATCTCCTTTCACGATCTGCGACATGTGAACGCCTCGGTCATGGCACTGCTCCGCATCCCTGATAAATACGCTATGGAGAGAGGAGGATGGAAAACGGACAAAGTCATGAAGAGAATATATACACACACATTTTCAGAAGAACGTGAAAAAGTAGATATAGCAATTGATAACTTCTTTGAAAAGGCGCTTGGAATTAAAGACGATGGCATTGATCTAAAGAAGTATAAAGCCTGGTTGATGCTTTATGATAAAGCTGAAAATGAAGAAACAATGAAAGAATTTTCGACTTTCATGCAACACGAAATGCAACACAAAAAAATAAACCCCTGATAATTCAAGGGTTTTGTCGTCGAGGCGACGGGATTCGAACCCACGGCCTCTGCGTCCCGAACGCAGCGCTCTACCAAACTGAGCCACGCCTCGATTTTGCAATGCATCTACAAGAACACTGCATTAGTAATTATCTAATAAATAC